AAATATCATGGCATTAGTATCACCAGGTGTACAGGTTAGTGTAATAGACGAAAGTTTCTACACCCCTGCAGAGCCGGGAACAGTTCCAATGATCTTTGTAGTATCTGGACAAGACAAAACAAACGGTGCAGGGACAGGCACTGCTACAGCGACTACAAAAGCAAATGCTGGAAAACCTTTCTTGGTTACTTCACAGCGTGAGCTAACAGATTTATTTGGCGACCCTAGCTTTCAAATTGATTCAAATAACAATCCAGTTCATGGCGGAGAGCTTAATGAATATGGACTACAAGCGGCTTACTCATATTTAGGTGTAGCAAGCAGAGCGTTTGTTGTAAGAGCAGATGTCGACACAGGACAGTTAAATCCATCAGCGGATGCACCAAGTGCAAATCCAGCAGACGGAACATACTGGTTAGACACACAAATTTCGAGATTTGGTTTATTCCAATGGAATGGTAACGCTATTACAACTACAGGCGGACAAACATTTACAAACGTAGTACCTACAGTAATTACTGATAAATCAAAACTAGTAGGCGGCGATGTAACTGGCGATCCAAAACCAAGCGTAGGTGCAATAGGCGATTATGTACTAGTAGCAACTACAACATGGAATAGACTTTACTACAAAAACGGCGACAATGCATGGGTAAAAGTAGGTTCTGCGGCTTGGAAAAATAGTTGGGAAACAATACAAGGTAGTGTTGCATCCAACGCGGCAAGTTTCAATCAAAACGATTCAATTACGCTAAACGGCGAAACAATTACGTTTAGTGATGCAAGTCCAACATTAACAAATATAATTGGATACATCAATGCAGTTACAAACACAACAGGTGTAACAGCAAAAATTGAAGATAACAAATTAACATTGTACAGCAATGGCTCTTATGAGAAAACAGGTACACTAGCAAACATAGATATCGGTAATGGTACTGGTACTCCGTTAGCTACTTTAGGTATCACAGCAGGTGAATATTTTGCACCAGCACTAAGCATTGCACCTCATACTAGTGTTCCAGAGTTTAAAACTACAGACACTAAAACAAGACCAACTGGGTCAGTATGGTTCAAAACTACAGATCCAAACTTAGGTGCTAAAGTAAGAGTTAAGGTATGGAATGATACTACTAAATTATGGGTAGACTCTCCAGTTCCTATGTATGCTGACAACAACGTTGCATTAAACACAATGGACAAAACAGGTGGTGGACAAAACTTAGCAGTTGGTACTCTGTACGCTCAAACCAACATAAGTGAAGATTCAACTAACTTGTTTGACTTCAAAATTTATAGAAGAACAAGTGCAGGTCCAACTACAATTACAAGTTCGGCTGTGACTGCTGGCATGTTTGGCGCTTGTGCACATCAATTTGGAATTGCAGAAACTGTAATAGCAAGTTCATCTTTAAGTGCAACTAAAACAGTTAACGTAACATTAGACGGTACAACGGGTGATGCAGAAACTATCGCTGAGGGCATTAACGGCGCTGGTTTAGTAAATGTAAGTGCAAGTGTTGACGCACAAAACAGAGTTGTAATTGCACACGCAAAAGCAGGTGACTTTAGATTAATTAACACAGCAAGTTTCTTAACAACATTAGGATTCAGTGCATTTGTTGATAGTAATTCAGGTACACCTAACTTATATGCGGCACCATCAGGTGACAGTACATTTGACTTTGTAGCAAGTAACTGGAAAGTATTAAGTTACACAGCATCAGAAGATGCTCCAAATGCACTAGCTACAAACGGCACACTTTGGTACAATTCAATTGTTGACGAAGTGGACATTATGATCCACAACGGTAGCACATGGGTTGGATACCAAGACGCAACAAGTCCAGTATACAATGCAGATGCGGCACAAAAAACAGATCCAGCAGGACCAATTGTTTCTGCTACTGAGCCAACTAAACAATCAGATGGAACAGATCTAAAAACAGGTGACCTTTGGATTGATACAGCAGACATTGAAAACTATCCAACAATCTACAAGTACAATGCTTCTACAGCAAAATGGAACTTAGTAGACAAAGGCGATCAAACAACAGAAGACGGCATATTATTTGCTGATGCACGTTACGGCACAACAGGTGCTAACAGCGGTACAGCGGCAACTATTGCAGACTTAATGGCTAGCAACTTCTTAGATTTTGATGCTCCAGATCCAGCACTATATCCAAAAGGTATGTTGCTATGGAACTTACGTAGAAGCGGATTCAACGTTAAGAAATTTGTACGTAACTACATTAACACTGCAAATGATAACGAACGCTTTAACGATGAGTCAATGGATGCATACTACACACATCGTTGGGTAACAGAATCAGCTAACCAAGAAGACGGTTCAGGTACATTTGGACGTAAAGCACAACGTAAAGTTGTTGTACAAGCACTACAAGCACTTGTTAACAGCAACCAAGACATTAGAGACGATGAGTCTAGACTGTTTAACGTAATGGCTACTCCAAACTATCCAGAACTAATTGGTGAAATGATTGCACTAAACAATGATAGAGGCTTAACAGCATTTATCGTAGGTGACAGTCCAATGAGACTAACACCAGATGCAACAACAATTAACGAATGGGGTAACAATGTTAACCTTGCAGTTGAAGATAATGACAATGGTCTAGTAAGTAGAGATGAATACTTAGGTGTATTTTATCCTAGCTTGTTTACTAGTGATAACGCAGGTAACAACGTAGTTGTTCCAGCTTCACATGGTATACTAAGAACACTAGCACTAAGTGATCAAGTATCGTTTCC